GCGCCAGCCTGGCTGGGAAGAGATCGACTGGTACCCGGCGTTCACCCGCCGGCTAACCGAACTGGGCAGGCGCTAAACCTGACGCCACGGCGCGGAGTCCACGAAGTCGCCGGTCACCCGGCCACCCTGCAGGCTCGCCGGGCCACTGTTGTCTTCGAGTGCCACCCAGGGACCGACCGGGCCGTCAGCGGTGGCGTCATACGGCTGGCCGTCCACAGACGGCGTCGAGGTGATGGGCGACGAGACGGGCTGGGGCATGGCTAAACTTCCTTCCACGTTCCGCCGATGCTGATCGTTTCAAAGGTGCCGTTGCCACGGTTCCCGTGAGTGAACCGGACATGCTCCTGCTGGCCCGGGTGCACGACAGGGAGCGGGGTGCTGTTGGAGAACTCGGGGAGCGGCAGGTGGTCCATCTTGTCCGCAACCGGGAGGACGGACTGGCTGCCCGGCGCCGACATGGACCACTTACGGTCGTCGGCGGTGGTGTTCCCCGCGCCCATTGATGACGGGGCCAGGTTCGACATGAACCTGCCGGTGAGATCTTCCATCACGTCTCCACGAAATTCTGCGGACCCGGCTTCTCTATCTCCCCCGTGGTGGCGTGGAGGGTGGACGGGTCCAGGGCTTCCAGCGCGGCGAGCCGCCGCTCATGGGTGTCCATCCGGTCCAGCGCATCGGTGTGCTGCTGGCTGTGCGCCTCACGGAACGAGCCATCCCGCCCGCGCCCGCCGTAGCCAGCCTGAGCATTGGCTACGGCGCGTGCGAACTGGGACGCCATGTCAGGTACCAGGCCCCGACCACGACGGGTGCTGGCTGGTGTGCCCGGTGCCGTTCAGCCGCCCGCCGTACATCACATTGCCCGCACCGGTCTGGAACTGGCCGCTGCCCGGGGTGGGCGTGTTGCCAGCTACGCCCGGCATCTGGTACTCCGCTGGGGCCGCATACCCGTAGTCGTTCGCCTGGGTCCAGTCGGCCGGGCCACTGACCTGGTCGTGCGCGGTCTCGGTGACGTAGCCCTGCTCCATGCCCTGCGGCTCATACATCGACTTGTAGAAAGTCGTCTTGGAGAACACGATCGTGTCAGCCGCGCCACCGATCGCCGGCTCACCAGTGCCCGCCTCGTTCGGGACACCCTGCGTACCTGGGGCACCCGTACCACCAAGCGCGACACCCGTGAAGGACTCCCGCGATGGGTACTGCCCCGGCTCGTTCGTCGCACCTACGTCGATCTCGCTGGAGGTGGGCGAGCCGCCAGGAGCGCCTGAGCCGAAGTTCTGCTCGGGCAGGCCGAAGTCGCTCCACTCCGTGGTCGGGTACTGGCCCGGCTCCTCGGTGCTGTTGCTGCCGTAAGTTGCCATCCCTCAGCCTCCTGCTGTGGTGATGAACCCCGCCCGCCAGGCCCTTGGAAGAGCGGGCGGGGCTCACGTACTTAGGTAGCCGGCCCCTGGTATGTCTTGATCGCGCCGGTCTGGTCAACCAGCGTGCCGTCGCCACGGATGATCGCCCGGAAGGCAACCAGGTCGGTGCCGAACAGGAAGTCGTCCGACCGCTCGAACCGGACCGGGCCGACGATGCGGACGAAGAACTGGCTGAAGTCGCCGAACGCGATCGACTTGGCGCCAGTGGCCACCGCCGGCATGAACGGGTCCGCCACCAGCGGCTTGCCGAGCAGCAGGTCAGGCGACCCGAGAACCATGCTGGGCTCCCAGATGGGCCGCGACTGGCCGTCGAGCAGCAGCCGGAACCCGCCGATCGCCGCGTCCCTCGCCAGCCAGTAGCAGGACTTCGACTGACGGTAGGGGGCGATGACCGAGTATTCGAGGTTGACCAGGTCGCTGTACTGGGCCGCGCCGCTCTTGCCGGTCGTGGTGCCGGTGACACCCACCGTGGAGGTGGCCATCAGGCCGTTCGGCATCGTGGTGCCGGTGCCGGTCACCAGGTCGGAGCCAAACTTGTTGCCCAGCGCCCGGCCGGACTGCATGGCCAGGTAGCCGACGAGGTCCACACCGGAGTCGTCCAGCAGTTCACGGGCGACCTGGAGCAGGATGCCGTACTTGAAGGCACCGAGGGTGATCAGGCCGAACGTGGGGTCGGACGCCGCCAGCGCTGCCGTCTGGGCGGCTGCGGCGCTCACCGAGGAGTGCGCGGTCGTCTTCGGGATCTGCAGGTTCTCGCCGCCGGCAGTGTTTAGCACGGTGGGGCCGCATTGCAGAATTCCCGAGACTTCTATCAAGTGCGCGATCAGCTGGTCATAGAAGTCGGTCGGGACCAGGTTGCCACCGGAGGTGACAGACGTGGACACCAGAGTCCGGTACTCGGCCTCGGCCCTGCGGACTTCGGCCAGGTTGACCGGGCCGTAGTTCCAGTTGATCCGGCTGTTGTCCGGGCGGGACACCTCGAAGGCGCCACCGGGCGCGTTGCCCCGGCTGTCGCCGAGCAGGAACTTGCGCAGCTCGGTGTTGAGCATCTTGACGGCCGGGTCCTTCGCCATCTTCTTGCCCTCGGCGTCGGCGTGCAGGCGGTTGAACGCCTGGTCGGCCTCGGCGGAGCGCTGCTCAGCGTCAAGCGCGGACTTGATGCGGGTGTCGAGGGTGTCCATTTCCTCGTTCAGGACATCCCACTTACCCTGCTCTTCTGCCGAAAATGCCCTGTTCTCGGTGGCGGCAGTGTCGGCGAGCGCCTTGCACTGCTCCCACACGTTGAGACGCCGGTCCCGCAGCCTCTTGGTAACTTCGCTGGCCATCTGGCTCCTCCTCGAAGCCCGTAGGGATGTGATCCCCGGCGGGCTCCAGCCAGGAGGCGGGGAATTACCCCGGCCCTGCGGCCTATCTGGACGGGATGGCCTACTCCGTCCTCTGGGGCGATCCTACACCAGCGGTCTGCCCCTGTGGTGGGTCACCAGCGGCCTGTGCTGGCATTCCTTCAGGCCCGCCCTGGTGAGGGCGCGGCGGATATACAGATCGCAGTAATGCCACAGCGGCTCCGGTGGCATGTGATCCGCCTTCGACACGGACTCGGCGATCTGCTCAGTGGGGAACTCGCGCTGCAGTTCGGCGGAGAACCTGGTGCAGCCGAGCGCCTGGGTGATCAGCGGCGCGTCAGGCCACCCGGGGCCGTACTCATACGGGAAAGTACACCAGCCGGACTTGCAGGCTTCGAGCTGCGGCACGACCTCATCGTGGAGTTCCATGTCGTGCTCGATGATCAGCAGGTCATCCCAGCCGGTCCACCGCTTGCTGATCTCATTCCAGTAGGCGTCGTCACCGAGGCCCGTCCACACCAGCTCTGTACCGGGCGGGAGGGTGGCCTTGCAGGCTGGATGCAGACTGGTGTAGAAGCAGGCGGCCCGCAACTAGCCCTCTTCGTCCCACTGGTCGCGCCGGCGGAGCAGGATCGACGTGAGCGCGGCCGGGCCGAACAGCCCCTTGCGCGGGCCAGCAGCCGGCATGGTGGGCCGGTCGCTGCGGACGAAGAACTTGCGCAGGTCGTCGTCGGCGGCGAACGCCCGCACCTCTTCGACCTCAGCCTGGACATAGTCGGCGATCGAGTACAGCGCCGCGTCGAACGCCCGCAGCATCGAGGTGGTGTCGCCGTAGCCGGGGGTGAGCACGGGGGCCACGTCGATCAGGTCACCCGAATGCAGGGTCCGCAGCGCCAGGCCGTCGCGCCAGTCCCACTCGTCCCCGCCTGGGTGGCAGCGGAACGCGAAGCTGGAGTACCGGATGTCGCGCCGCTCGACCAGCTCGCGGATGTCAGCGCGGGACTCGGGCGGCTTCACCATGTAGTCGAGGCCGATGCGGTCCGGGCTGAGCCGCAGCGTGTCAGCCTCAGTCGTGCCGAGCACCATGTTCGAGTCGTGGTTATACCGGCAGACGACCCCGGTGGCGTCGTCAATGTTCTTCCAGCCGCGCGACTGCACCTCGTTGAAGAACGTCGGCATGACACGCTCTTTGAACCCGCCGAGGTTCTTCGACTCGCGGGGGATGAACACGGTGGCGTAGCCACCGATCCACCTGCCCTCGGTGCCCATGTCACGCATCTCGATCGGCCGGTCCAGATCGCGGAACTG